CGTATAGTTATAATGAATTAAGTTTAAATGAAAAAGAGTTTTATGAGAGTAAGAATTAAAGATATGTGTGAATACGTTATTGTATCTAATGTCGATGACGTGGTGCAAGCGAGAGTATGTAAAAATGCACCTGGTGCAGAACTTTATGTCAACATTTATGATGATAAGTGGCAGTGGTTATTCTTCCCTATAACTGCATATGAACTTCATGTAGATCCAGGCGATACTGATCAGCACTACGACAACTCAAACGGTAGTCTGTATAAGTTTGCTGAAGATCACGGCCTTAATGCATATGAATTCGATATAATTAAACGGGTGGTAAGATGCCGTAAGAAAGGACAACTCAAGGAAGACCTTGAGAAAACAAAGAGAGTAATTGATTTATACCTAAAAGAATTTGAATTATGAGTAACCCAACAACATCACAGAAATACCTTGCACTGGCAACGGTACTTCCAACAATCGCAGATTTCATTGAAGATCTTAAGGACACCAACGTGTTTCGGCATTCAATGGCGCAGAAGGCTAACCTACTGCTAAACGAGATACGAAGAGCAGATAATAAGTTCTTTGAGGGACTTGAAATGGAAGAGAAGAAGTCCCTTGCGGACCAACAGCATAATGCTGGCCTAGCATTTAGACAGTGGGTAGCTAACGAGATGGTTGATGTTAATGGATAGCAGGTCGCTATACATCTCCGATATTGTCGTAAGGGCTAGGAGAAAGAGAGACATTCGAATTACAAAGCTATACAACCATCCAGTTATACTTAATGACGAGACATTCAAGATACCAGTTGACATCCTTACATGGGAGCTAAGGTCGCTCGTAAAGAAGACAATCGACAGCAAGAAGTTTCCAGAGTTTACATACGAATACGAAATTATTAACCCTAAATTTTCATCTAAGCTTTATGAATCTAGTAAATTTAAGAAAGACCCTTAAGAACCAACTTAAGTACTTCGAAAAGAAAAAAGATCAACAAAAGGTTGATAAAATCAAAGAAAGAATTGCTAACCTAAAAAATAAGTAATACATTTGCCATACTAAATCAATTAAGTATGGCAAGTGTAGTTAACTATGTCAACTCAACAATGGACGAGATCTATGAGCATTGTACAGACCTGTACGAAGCCATGATGGACCTTGATACTAATACTATCAATAATACTATCAAAGATATGAAAAAGTGCCTGAGTGACATTCAAAAAACATACCGAGATGAAGAAATCACTGATAAAAAGTAGGGCTATCGCTCTACACGAATCTGGAATTGAGAATAAGGTTGAGATCGCTAGGATGATCTGCAAAGAAGGCAACCTAGAGTACAGCGACTCTATTAGAATAATGGTTAACCGTACTATACGGAAACACATGGCTCTAGATAACGACATTATAGCAGAGTGCGAAAAGAACGGAATAGATCCGAGCGATGTTAAGCATTACTGGTACAAGGGTCAGCACTATTCTATTAATGTTAGAGGAGAGTCAGATCCTTATGCTAGTATAGACTTCGAAAAGATAATATCTGACTGTCTTGAATCATCTACGCCAATAGCAAGGATATCTAACGTGCAAGTTGGAGATGTAGTCGATAGGCTTATATGGACAGATGTTCACGTGGGGATGGACGCTAGCAGAGGTGGATTAGCATTGTATCCTTCAGAATGGAACGAAGTAGTTCTTACAGACAGAATACACGAAATGGCTGACTTTGTGCTTAAGAACAAATCTGGCGACACTCTTATTATAGATGAGCTTGGTGACTACATGGATGGATGGGATGGAGAAACGACGAGAAAAGGTCATAAGCTACCTCAGAACATGACTAATGAAGAAGCTTTTGATACTGGACTAAAAGCTAAGATACTGCTTGTAAGTTTGTTGGCTCGTGAGTATAAGTACATATGGTGTAATAACATATGTGAAGACAATCATGCTGGTTCATTCGGATATGTAGTTAACTCAGCATTCAAACAAATAGCAGAGCATAAATTTGCTAATGTAGATGTGGTTAACCATCAGAGGTTTATCAATCACTATATTGTCGGAAAGCATGCGTTTATCATAACTCACGGAAAGGATTCTAGGAATTTGAAATTTGGATTCAAGCCTATGTTAGATCCTAGAACTTCCGAAAAGATATCTCAATACATAAGACACAACAGCGACCTTAGATTTGTTGAGAATATAGAGTTTAGTAAGGGAGATTCTCATCAGTGCTTATTTGATATGTGTACATCTGATGAGTTTGAATACTTTAACTATCCAGCATTCAGTCCATCTTCTGAGTGGGCACAGACTAACTTTAAGAAGGGGCGATCTGGATTTGTAATGCAAAATATATCCAAGAACACATCTCAAAAGATAACTAAAACATATTTCTTTAATTAATAATATGAAGTGTGTAATATATATGATAAAGTCACCATCTGGCAAGATATATATAGGTCAGAGCAGGAATGTAGATAAAAGATTCAAGCAATACAAAAATCTTCAATGCAAAACTCAGACTGTATTAATTAACTCGCTAAAAAAGCATGGTGTTGATAATCATATATTTGAAATAATAGAGGAATGTGAATTTGAAGAAATGAATGTAAGAGAGAGGCACTGGCAAGATCATTATAATTCATTGGCGCCAAACGGATTAAATTCTATGTTAGCTGAATCTTATGGTAAGCCTAGGGTTGTTTCTGAATATACTTCTAAAAAACTTTCTGAAGGAAAGCTTGGTGTTAAAAATCCAATGTATGGTACAACTAAAAGTGAAGAGACAAGGCAGAAACTGTCAAACAGATTCAAAGGCAGGGTATTCACTGAAGAATGGAAAGCTAAAATATTGGAATCAAAGATTAAATCTGGCAAACATAAGCATGGAAGACCAATGACTGATGAAACAAAGCAGATGTTAAAATTAGCTCTTATTGATAAGTTTTCTGGATTTAAAAACACAAGGTCTAGAATAGTACTTGACACTGAAAATGGCATATTTTATTACAATGTCAATGATGCCTCTATATACAATAATATCAACAAAAATAATTTGAGAGCTATGCTAGTTGGATATATAAAAAACAAAACTAAATTTATATTTGCATAGAATGAAAACAAAATTAACACACTTATTCTAATGAGACTAATAGAAAAAATCTTTTACTACGGAGGAATAGTATTTTCCTTCGTAGTTATGGTAGCTATGATTAAGCTATTCAGATACAACCAGGAGACAACTGGCACATGGTTCGCCATAGCTATGGCTGTACTCGGAATTGCAACGTTTGTGCTTACTATTTATCACACTATAATAAACAAGAATCCATGGAGTGGGCGGTAGTTTCTTTTCTTATATGGATATCGGCAGCTGCAAAAGCTACGCAAGATATCTTGGCGCACAAGTTTAGTTGGTCTGTGTTTAGAAATATGAACGAAGACTGGTGGGACCCAACGTTCTCATGGAGGAACAAGTATAAGTACAATAATCCATCTATGGGATCTAAGTTCTTATTCTCTACCAACATCCTTGTATTCCTAACAGACGCATGGCACTTCTTTCAGTGGGTACATAATATAACTCTATGGACCGCACTATCTGTAATCGGATGGCATGCTTGTGAGCTACAGCTTATTGGATTCCTAATGATTGTGATTTCTGCGCGAGTGATGTATGGTGTAGTGTTCCAGTTGTTTTATAGTAATCTTTTGGATGACTAGTATGAAGGTATATGTTTTGAGTGTAGTGACAGATGATTACTATAAGTATGAAGATTGTTATGGCGTATTCTCAAGCGAAGATAAAGCTATAGAATATGCCAAATCTGAAAGGCCAGAGTTGAAGATATACTCTATTGATGAGATAACATGCAAAGACTATTCATACTGGGAAATAAACGAATGGTTATTAGATAAACCATTGGATGACTAAGTAAAAAGCCCCATCATTACGGTGGGGCTTTTCTTTTTACTTCATCTTAGATATTCTCATCATATCATCGTATGTTACCTGTCCTTCTCTCTTTTTGAAGATCTCTACATACTTACTTCCTTGCTTCTCGTTAAGATCTCCGAATGATTTAACCCATTCTATCTCCTGGATTGCTCCATCTTCTTTCTTTTTAGACTTAACGATCTCCATCATCCAAGGCTCAACCTTCCCAAACTTCTCTTTAGCAGCATCGTACTTCTCCTTCTGAGTTTCAGTCATTCCTTTCTTTTTAACGAAAGACTCAACCTTATTGGTTAACTGACCTACCTCAACTGGAGCTGCTCCAACTAAGTAAGCAGACTCTAGAGCTACCATAGTTTTCAAGATCTCTTTATCTTCCTTAGTCAAGTACATCTTAGTCTTACGTCCTTGGTAATCCTTCTCGAACTCACCAGTTCTAGCTGTCTCAAGCATTGTATAAAGATCGTAAGTCTTCTTAAGGACAATACTAGGTGTACCAAGATCGAACAAAGGAACTACCTCTTGTTTATCCTTGAATTCCCACTTATGCTCGTCGTTGTATTTGTCAGTAAATTCAGCCACCTCATCAGCTGTCATTGGCTCGTTACCATTATCGACTAGAGATTTATTTTTCTCCTTGATAGCCTCTGCTACATCCTTTCCGTCAGACAAGAATACGTCCTGGAATTTGCCAGCTAGATAGTTGAATGCTAGAAGAGTTACACCATCTGTCAATGGAACTGGTGAAACGAAGTCTTTTACTCCTTGAGAAACAACATTCTGTTTCGCGTACTTAGCTTGTTTCTTTTTTTCTTCCTCATCCTCTGGCTCCCATCCAACTAATTCTGCAGCAGCGTAAGAGAACGCCTCTCTAATGCCGTATGCTATAGCCTGGAATGTCATCATCTCCAAAGATAGACCAACAAGAGATCTGAACGCTGTAGCCTTATCTTCCTTAGTAGCCAAAGGATTCTGTAGCGCTCTAATATCAGAATACATCCTGTTCTTCTGGTTCATAACAAAGTTAGCGAACGGAAGTAATGTCTTTCTTAAGATCTTTCTTCCTGTCTGATTAGACGCCATCATCTTACCACCCATCGCCGTGTCAGAGATGTTCTGCTGACGGTCAACCATGTGTTGTGCATAGTTCGCGGCCTCTTGGTCGATCTTATGATTGCTCCAGTCGATATTGGTATCCTTGCCTCTGCGCTTTAGGTCTTGCTTGTAGTACGCCTCAAATGATGCGCGAGCAATGAATACGTCAGAGTTAGATAAGAACGTCTTAAGCCAGAACTGATTCACCGAGTCAGCTGCCTTTAGTAATGTCTGAACCTTACCATCTGGCACCTTATCTAAGTACTTGTTTGCCGACTCAACAGCAGACGACGCCTCCATCCCTCTATTCGCAATAGCCATTCCGCTATTATTCAGCCACTCGTTGTAGTCCTTATCAAATGCTACACGCATGTTAATATTACCAGCGTTAACCAGCGTGTTGATCATAACTGGTATAACCTGCTTAATAGGCTGTAAAACTCCACCCAACGCTTTAACTGTACCAAATCCAGCAAGCACATTAAGTGCCTTGTCTAGTTCCTTGAATGAGTCATAACTCATAGCCTCCTTACTTTTCGTAAGTCGGATATAGTCGTTCACTCTATTGATAAGCAGCTTGTAATCCTTCTCGTTAGGGATCATATCACTAAACGACTCAGAGTTCAAGAACGCGTCAACTTGACGAACGGATCCAGCAGTATTAATGTCGATCAGTGCCGACTTCATAGCTGATGAATTACTTACATCGAAGTCAAGATCAACGAAGCGCCCTGGTGTCTTCTGTGGTCTGTTTGACTCCATCAATACTCCAGACTTGCTCTTATCAGTAAACTCAAGGCCTACAGAGAATGCACCAGCTTTTGCAAGCATTTGGTCCTGCTCCTCTTTTGACTTGGCTCTACTACGCTCTATCTTCGAGAATCTGTCTGGTGTATAGTTCAGATCCTTCCCAAGCTGTGTATTGAACACTGACAAACTTACATCGTATAGGTCTGGATAATGCTCAGCCCATTTGCTGATCCACCAGTCTACAGCTTGTCTGTTTGTAGCGTCAACTCTCGCCTCGATATCGATGATACTAACGTTCTCTCTATCTAATCCAAGCTTGTTAAATAGCTCATCGTAGATATCAGCCTTGGCGTTATCCTCCTTGCTTCCTTTTCTTAGTTCTGTAATACTGTCACGCAGTAGCCCGATACGTCTTGCAAGCTCTGCATCCATCTCTAGATCTGTACCCATAACTGTACGCTTCAAGAACGATAGCATACCTCTCTCGTATGTGTTCTTAGCTGTGTTGAATGCTTCACCGTTAGGCTTCGACTTAGAGAACTTCTCGCCGTACTCGTTTATTATTCCAGTCATTGTCTTCGTAGCCCTTGCAATTCCGTTAGCGTACTTCGTAAGGCCCATCATCTCCATGACACGACCACCAGACTTTACACCTCCGAACATACTATCCATAAGTACAGGCAGCGATGCGAACTCATAAGACATCATTCGTCCGAACATCTTGCTGAAGTAAACCTTTAAGTCTCTAGACTTAACTCCTTCATTTGCAAGAGTATCCGCATTAAGTGTACCCTCATAAGCATTCACCGTAGCTTCTATTCCAGACGTTATACCGTTAACCATGAAGTTCTGAATAGACTCTATAGCACTGAACTGCTCCTTGATAGATAGTCTGTCTAGGTCCATATTCATTAGCTTCTTGATAAGAGCCATAGAACGATCGTCCCATTTGACCTTCTCTCCAGTAAGCGGATCTACTCCAGTCTTCATTGTCTCTCTAACAAGGGTGGACAACATATCAAATGTTCCCTTGTTATATTCCTTAACGCTTCCAGTATCTATTTTACTATTGATAGCTTTCAGTAGTGTATCGTCGATCTCTATCTCTAAGTTCTCGTTTATCTTACTTATTATCGTCTGAATATCTTTCAGTGACATATCAGAAGAGATAACACCAGCAGTAACAAGCTCGTTGTACATGTTAAGTATGTCTTGCTTCTTCTGCTCCTCTTGAGCTGCGACCATCTCCTCAGTGTACGCATTAACGTCAGCGATAACTGCAGCATTCTTATAGATCGCCTCAGTACCAGCTGACTTGCTAGGCTTCATTGCGTCATAGATCATATTAGCCATCTCAGTGTACACATCGATGTCGTCAACCATTGACGGATCTATCTCCAAGAACGCCTTACCCATAGCCTTTACTTCAGCTTGGTTGCTCTTTCCTTTTGATAATCTAGAGATAGCTCTTCGTACCTTGAACGCATCGCTCAGTCTCTGTGCGTAGTCAGCTCTTTCGAATACACGCTCAGCGTATGATAAGAATCGCTCAACAGCGATAGGGTTCTCTGTATTTAGCTTAGCAAGTCTGTCTGTAAGTGATGCAGCTTGTTTCACTGACACTCTTCCAGTCTCAACCATCGCCTTTATCTCTGTAGCGATAGCTTTCTGTGCGTCCTTAATCGACTTGGCTCCTCCACGGGCTGCACGAGCTGCACGCTTCAGTTGATCCTTAAGTGCAGTCTTCTCATCTACAGTTACTGTAGTCTTCTTTGTAGCGCTAACTTTAGCTACTGAAGGAGCAGACTTTTCTTTCAGACCAAAAAACTTTCTAAGATCACGAACAGCATCCTCTCTTTCAATATCGCTTGCGTTGGCATACCAGTCGTTCTTCTTTAAGTCAGACATGGCTGACTTTCTTGCTTGATCAACGCTGTTACCCCTGTCTATAGATATATCGTACTTTTCTTTGGCTTTAGATATAGCCTCATTTTTTGGTGCCTTTCTTTTCTTCCTAATAGACCTTGGTGATCTTTCAACGTTGATAGATCCTTGAGATGTTTCACCTTTGTAGTTAATTACTGGTCCATCAACAGATGTTACTACAGCATCTCTTCCATATACGTTAATTTTATCTCCAACGTTATACTCATCTTTCTTTCTATCCTTGAATTCTACATTTACACTCTCTGGAGTAAGTTCTATTGTAGTTTGAGCACGAAGCTCCGTATTCCTCCAAGGATATACAGTCATATCAAAACCATTCTGGTTTGCTACCTTGGTTATGAACGCAGCTCTATACCCCTCGTCAAATCCCTGACCAGGTCTAGCCTCATTGAATAATCTTCTAGCCTCTGGCTCGAAGTTCATAGGATCCTCCTTAGCGTCGTACACCTTATCCATCGGTACAAGTACCGTATGTAGCACGTTACCAGTACCAGGCTCCGACTGGTCTTTCATTGTATAGAACTGTGCCAATCCACCAACAGCTGAAAGCGATGAAGCTTCATCCTTACCAGTGATTGAGTTCTGCCCACTTCCTGGCTTTATAACGTCCCTCTTCCCTGAAGACCAGTGCTGGAATACGTAGTTTCCGTTTCCGTCTTCAGTAAGCTTCTCAGCTACAGATGGCGATAACTTTCGTTTGCTTCTGCTTTTTACATTTTTTACACCAGACCCATATGGAGCTATCTTCTGTGAAGCCATTGCTCTATGCATGTCCTTAACTTGCTCGTATACATCATCTGGCATAATATCAGCCGCATTCACAACCTTATCTGGTACTCCGACAACTTCTCCAAGTATATCATTTTCATACGTAGAATGAGACGACTTACCGCCAACAGCAGTAGGCTTAAGAACGATCATAACATCATTCATATCGAATTCATTCTCCCTATAGAAATCGTCTCTTAATGATTCAATATCTAATATAGCGTTAAGGCTTTCAAGAACTTTATAAGTCTTAGAATTAGGCTTCTGTAATGCATCAGTTATTCCTATCAAAAACTTCTTTCTGCCAGTTCCAATCGTTTTAGTTTTAGGATTATCTACAGATGCGTCATCTCTTAATGACTCCCATGAGTCATGTGCATTTAATACTTCTTGGATAGACTTGGTTGCACCAGCTTCAAGTACTTTCTTTTTAAATGATTTGAAGTCCCCAATTCTTTTTGAGTACAAATCAAATACACTCTTATTGAATAGCTTTGACTTTTGAGGTGATCCACTTATAATGAATATATAATCACTGTTCTTTATGTTTTTATCTAGCAATGACTTCTCAGCTCCAGACGCCCATATAACTCCTTTAGATCTATTCTCTGGATCAAGAGCAAATGATGGTCCAGCGTCAAGGTAATGAGTATCTCCCATAACGGCATCATCATACATACCTCTTCCTAGCTGATCAGCTACCCAGAACCAAACCTTTTGTCCTTTAGACTCTATATCTTTTACAAGTGCGTCAATGTCTATGAGATCTTCTTTCGTTACAAATGAAAGCTTGTAGTCTTCACCAATATTTACTTTTCTATTCTTCCTTTCTTTTACATCTAGTGTTGATGTTATTCCCTCACTAATCCCAACATCAGTCCCCTCACGAAGTCCTTTAGAAAGTGAGTTAATGAAGTCGATCGCATCTTGACGAGTTGACGCAGCTGTAAATGGGGCTGGTAGACCAACCTTCTTGAATAGATTGTTAATGATTGTGAAGAACTTCTGCAGGTTGTTAGGTGTAAGCATCTCGCTTTCTGTAGCTGCTAATAAGGCGCCAAGTTCTACAGCGAACTCCTCGCTCTTCTCGCCTTCGCTGTACTGGTTAGCAAAGTCCTCTACTCTTGCAAGTAGCTCCTTATTTTTAACAGACTTCTTAATACCATCTACCATCTCTCTGATTGCCTTCCCAGAAAGACCTTTCTTCATCAGTGCATAATGGAATGCCTCATGGAATACAGTAACTGCATTCGCAGTTGTTGCATCAATATGTATCTCTCCGTTAGCAAGGAATGTTCCAGATGAAACCCCGTCTACATCCTCCTCTAACGACACCTGCTCTTTGGTCTTTCCTTCAGCCTTAGCGATTGCCTCTCTATAGGCATCAGTGGTATCGTGAACAATTATCTTAACGCCTGGCAAAGCTTGAAGGGTTGTACGTACAGCCTTATACATACCTACAGCCTTTCTGTCTGACTTTCTAGATGACTCCTTGATTCTCTCAAGTGTGTTATCCATATCCATTTGCGCAGCAGGTTGCTGAGAACCAAATACATTTGGAACCCTTCCCTCATTTAGTGCCTTTGCTATCTCCTTGAACTGATCGTCTGTAAACTGCATTGGATTCATTCCAGTCCCTCCAGTCTTTACATTCTCAAAAGTTGAAAGGTCGAAAAGTGATTCCTGGTCCGCTTGTTTACCGAACTCAATAGCCTGACCTCTTGAAGACTCTGGAGCTACAACATTTAGGTCAATAGACACCTTATTACTGTTTGGGAATTTGTATATACCAACCTTTACAGTGTTCTTGTCTCCAATCTTTCCAGAGTTAGCCTCAACGAAGTCTGCTATCATCTCTGGAGTTATCTCCTCTACAGTAGTGTTTGTACTTGCCACAGGGACAATAAGCCCACCGCCCTCGTACTTGGTCCCATCAAGGTTGAATGTGGCACCGTCCTCTGACTCCATGTCAACAGACTTAACCCTGTCAAGCTCTACGGTAGCGTTTATTGCTATAGTAGGCTTGTCTATTGTTACTTCTTCTTTAATACTGTCTTTAAGCTTGAAAATCTCTGAAGATAGAACATCAGCTCTATCAATTAGAGATCTAAAGTCTTCATTTGATCTTATTTCATCTTCAGTTAGACCTTGACCTTCAAGTTTATCTTGTAGCTTATTTTTTTCACTCCAAACAGAATCTAGTTCTTTTTCTTTTGCTGTGATTTCTTCTTCGGTAACGACTTTAGGTCCTGCTTCGGGTTTTCCTCCCTCCACTTCTTGGCCAGTTGTGGTTTCTGGCTGAACAGAAACTTCACCTGTTGTTTGCTCTTGAACGGCATTTTGTGATATTGTTTTTAGCTGGTTATTGATTTCGTTTATTCTTTCAGTCTCTTTAGACACAAGGTTAGGATCCTTTCCAGCTATTCTGTCTTCTATAGTTGATTTCTCAACCATCAGATCTAGAGCCTTTGCTTTATCACTAACAGACAGATCAGATGGTATTTGATTTATCTTTGATTTAACATTAGAAAACGAATTTGATATATTGATAGCCTCTTCCTTTGTTATCTTTCCAGTGAGAACACTAGCCTTTAAGTTCGTTATAAGTGCCTTATCAATACCTTCAGTATTGGCTGCATTCATAAGTAATTCAGCCTGTTCTCCGTTAAGTGCATTTAAGACTCCATTCTTTAGGACTTTAGGAGATGATGCTACTGTAGACATAACACCTCCTCCAAGTGCGCCTAGATATCCTTCATATATTACATCTGATAATATCTCCCATCCAGATTTGTTATTAAAGAATTCTGATCCATTAGCCAAGTCGTAAGCTTCTTTTATTCCTACTTGAGTTAGAGACTGAAGTGATTCAGTCACACCTTCTCCAAGTGATCCAGTAAATGACTTCAATCCAGCTTCAGCAAGCGTCATCTTAATGCTATTCATCATTGCTGCATCTATGTACTCCTTTGACGCATCTTTAGGTAGATCAGCAAACATTTTCTTTAGAACATTGTTCTTAAAGTTCTTACCAATAGCAGACTTTTGAGTAATCAGGTCCATACCATACTTCTCCAGTACTGAACTAAGACCACCGTATACAGCTGACATAAGTACCTTTGATGTTTCACTCATACCTTCTACTTGATCCAAGTCATCCTTCATCTCGTAGTATGATTGTGCGTAGAATGCTGCGTATGTAGCAGCACCTCCACCAAATGCCGATCCAGATGCTAATGCACCCATGGATTCAGAAAGGCCAAACAATGATTTTACAAGATCTGATCTATCCTCAGACTCCATGTATTCTTTTGTTGTTCCTCCCCCAGTTATAAGCCTTACTATATCCTCTTGATCTTTTGCAGATACACTTCCTTGCGAAGCTAATCTAGGAAGATAAGTTAGACCCTTAACAAATTTAGACGTCATACCTCCACCAAAAGATCCCGTCGCCTCATCTATTATGTAATTCTTTGCTACAGACTCCTCTATAGCCTTGTTTACGTTTTGGATATTATTCAGTTCATCTGCAAGTGCATTTCCTTTATTCTTTAGCTCTGCAACTCTTCTATCTATCTCTGGCTTGTACTCAGCTTCAAATTGATCCTTTGTTATTTCTCCAGATCTAAGTTTATTTACTGCATCATTTGTATAATCCTCAACACTAGCCTTTTCCTTAGCTACATCCTCGCTAGTACCTTTAATGTCATTCATATACTGGTTGACTCTCCTTATCTCGTAGTCGTCCTTTTTGATTGCAGCATATGCAGAAGACACTTCTTTTTCATCAGCCTTTTGACCTTTGAATCGATGATATATATCATTGAACTGTTGCTCTTTCCTGTCTATATATTCCTTTCTTGCGAGCTTCTGTTCTATCTCTATGTTCTTATACTGTTCGGTCTCCTTCTGCTTATCTAAATACGTTGACACAACTAGCTTGCCATCAACCCATTTAAACTCAGATGGTACGTCATTTTCATACATTGTCTTTGTTGATTCCTCAACAAATCTCCTCTCTTTTTCTTCAGCTGCTGATAATTTTTTCGATGCTAGTATTAGATTTTGATCTGAATTATTTCTAATGAACTCTCTAAGTCTAGTTGCCTGTGTTCTATCGTCACCATCAGTGAAATTATCTAGACTAATACTAACCCTATTATCATTAGGTGCAATAACAAGCAGCTGATCAGTGAATGGTCCTTGCTCTATAAACTTGAATCCTGGAAATTTCTTATCAAGCTCTTCAGCTACATATTCTTCTTCTGCGCCAACTAGATCTGAGTTTATTGATGCAAGAAGGATATTCATGTTTTTCTTGTTCTCAATTTCTTTCTTTTGATCTATCTTAGCTTTCTCTATATCTTTTGTTGGTTCTACATTCTGTTTGAACTGCTTATTTAGAGCAAGTATTGAGCCTTCATTTATAACAGTCTGCCAAGATTTAGATCCCTTCTCTTTTCTCTCCCATTTATTATCTCTAACCCTATATTCATTTGATTCCTTTCCAGGGAATCCAGTGAATACTTGGTCTATCTCAGACGAAGAAGCGTTCTTTTTGAAGTGCCTGTTCAGCTCAGCCACTCTAGCTGGGTCTGTTATAGGCGTGTTGTATATTTCATAGTTCTTTTTCTTGGTAGATACTTTTAAATAATCAGGGGTTTGACCCGTCAAATCATATGTAGGACCAAACGCATTATCTACAACACTAGACGTGAGCTCCATCCATACTTGCTTACCAGTTGAGTTATCAAGTCTATACTTCTTTCCTTCCTCCCCTGGGTATCCAGTAAATATATCATTACGCTTTCCTTCTTGAGATTGGAAAACTACTTGTGGCTTAGTATCTTTCTGAGCTGTTGATTTCTTTTTCTCAACAGCTTCAGTAACAGCAGCAAACCTACCTCCTACTGATGAAGATACCGAAGGCTTTGGCTTCTTCGTTTGCTGAGTAGCCGAAGAAGTAGGTTTTTGATTTTGTGCGGATGGTGATACCGACTGTTCTTTTTTTTTAATAGGTCTAAATGCCGAACTAAACGTGTTGTAGTCGGTGGTCTTAAACAAACCTTTTTGTCTTCCTAGATCATATAATTTCTTTCTCTGATCATCACTTGCGGATGAAAATGTGTTGAAGTCAGTAGACTGTATAATGCCATTCTTCTTATACAGATTATATAGTTGTTCTAGTTTATCGTTCATCTATTCTTTTTTAAATATATCGTCTCCTGATCCGCTCTTACCACCGCCGCTTTTTGGTGGGTTTCCTTCGTAGAATAAATTCCTTGCATTCCAAAAGTCTGCACCTGCGGATGCTGGTTCACCATTGTATACATACTGAGCTAGATCAGCTGGTGTTTTTGCTATTTTTATAGGTGTTGCTGGAATCATTCTTTCTCCTTTTTTGATAGGTTGATTTGTGTTAGGGTCAAGATCTCCAGCATTGTATATCTCAATTCCTTTTCCAGTCTTCCTATACTGATAAGACTTACTTAAGCCTCCAAAGTCATGATTTCCAGAGTATACAACACTACCAGTTTCTTTTGTCTTGAATGGATCAATACCAAAAGCTTTAGCGGCAGCAACGTATCCACGCTTCATCTCTTCTTCTTTATTGGTGGTCGTTGTAGTTGTAGTTCCACCTCCAGAAGACCACTGCTGCTTAGGAGACCCAGATACCTTACGCTCCATTCGAATATCGACATCCTGCATTACTCGATCCTTGGCTAATTTCTGCTGTTCTTCTGTAAGCACTGGATTTATTACGCCGTTCGGTTCTTTTTGTATCTTAATAAGATTAGTCTCAAGATCCTTTATTTCCTTTTCAGTAAGAGTTGGATTAGCACTACCAGCTGTCTTTTTTATCTGAATGGCATCGTCAATAAGCTCTTGTCTCTTTGAATTGTATTCTGCATCATTCATGTAGTATGAAGGATCATTGAGAACTCCATTGTCTACAAGTACAGAAACTTGCGCCCTTGGGTTTGAGTTAGGGGCTACAGCTTCTGCTACCTTTGCTTTCATAGGACCATACACCTCTTCGTTTTGTCTAATATCTGTTATTGTAAGTTCTCCACCACGACCTAGATCTTTAAATGTGGTCCATGGATCCCATCCCTCTGTCATTGACTCAACAGTTGAACCGACATCTACCTTATTTACTTGTATGTTTTCTGGCATGTTCATAGTCCTTGTATCCATAACATCTCCAATAACCTTTCCAGTATTCGGGTCAACCTTCGCCATGTATACACGACCGTCTTGCGATACCTGTATCTTTGTGTTTGGTATGTTTGCCATCTGTCCGAATCTATCAAGAAACTCAAGCTCAAGATTACTAGCAACGCCTTCTTCCTGTCTCTTAAGTACCTCCTGATATCTTTCATCAAATGTCTTTGCTGATAATGCCAATATAGACCAGTTGTCCTGTAGGTTTGTTATGTTATTGCTGTACTCCTTTGGGGTGATGATGCCAGCCTTTAGGTCCTTATTCCACTTCCATATCTGATCCTTAGCATTGAATGCTCCATCCAAGAACATCTGGTTAGCCGTCTGGCTTTTACCCATTATAGATGGGTCGTTAACTATATTTTCAAGGTCTTTAGCCTTCTTGTCAAGAGCCTCTTTTTCTGCCTCTCTTTTTGTGCCAATTCCGTAAATCTTTTCAGCCATCTGGTTAGAGAGGGCTTGCCAATCTACAGACTTTTCTGGCGAGACGTATCCTGCGTATTCCATTACTTTATACCCAATAAATTCATTCCTTGATTCTTGAACTGATCTAACCTATCCAGTTCAAGCTGGTTTAAGTACTCTTGTTGAGTTTGAACAGTTGTTCCTTTAAATGACCCAGGCTTGCCAGCTCCAGAATTGGATCTTTTGCTTCCATAAAGGTCTATCATTTCAGCCCCAAAGCCCAAAGCACTTCCAGCAGATCCAATAGCTCCAGCGATAGCCTCAGCCTTTCTAGTCTCAGCATCGGCTTTTGCTTGTTGTGCTCCTTGAAGCTTCATGGATCCTAGCTCGAACTCTCTAATTCCCTGTCTAGCATTAATATCACTCTGTGCCGAAGCCTCGTACAGATCTCTCTGCATCCCCATCTCTCCAGCCTGTGCAGCTAATGCCAGCTCTTGGTCTTTCTGTGCCTGTACTATATTAGACGCAGCACCGATAACCCCCTCAGCTCCAGCTCCTTGAGCCGCACCTAATGCTGCTGTAGTAGTTCTGTCTAATCCTTGACGAGCAAGATCGAATCCAAGTGTAGGTACTTGTACTCTATTAAATGCATTTTGCTCTTTAATATTAGCGATCTGCTTTGCCGCTGCATCCGCAGCTCCTGCCGCTGCCTTGGCTTGCTTGTTTGCCTTTACTGCTTGACCGATGTTCATCCCCATTCCAGCAAGTGCTGTACCTGCTGCCAATGCTGTTGTTACTGCTGCCATATCTTTATTAATTCTTGACAGTCTTGATCACCAAGCTTAAATCCGCATCTTTCATACTTTTGGATAAGTGGTTTGTTCTTGACTGACGCATAAACAAATTCATAACCTTTGTCGCGGGCTATAACAGATAGTGTCGTTATAAGAAGTTCTATAGCCTCTCCTCTGTCAGAAATTCTGTACTCCTTATTTGACACGATGTATTCAACCCATGCCATAGTGGAGTTAGTGAAGTAAACAAACCCAGCACATATATCTATACCGTCCTTGCTTACCATCACTCCACCTGTGCCATTTTCTGGAAGCATCTTCCTTGATGGTGCCACCCATCCCCATGAATCCCACCACTTGACCAGTGTATCTGAGTAGTCGGCATCATTCAAGTATCTTACTTCCATGATGCAAAGATAGTAAAATTAAGGGTTACTTTTAAAAACGGATGATGAAATTGCAAAGATTTCTACCTCAGTTGTTGATGAATTTATAAGTTGCACCTCCATGTAGTATCCACGAGCACCAAAAGACTCTGCCATTGAGTTCTTTACATATACAATTACATTTCCTGGAGCTATGGCTGATGCCGTTGCTGCAGTAAGGGTTATCGTTGTAGCGGTGTGTGAGGCAACAGTCCCAAGTAGGGTCAGTGTACTTGTTCCGTTAATCTTGTACAGCTTATCTCCAGTACTTATGCTTGTGCCAATATCAAATGCGAATAGCAGTGTATATGTTCCAGAGTTGTACGAAACAACGGACCCGATACCTTGCGTAGATAGAGACATCGTATCATATGAACCATCATCTGGTCTACGTATAAACGCATACCATTCACCTTCCTTCTCCTTGTAATAGGTGTCTGAAATTGTTCCGCTCGATAGATCAGTTGTTATAGTTGTATACCAAGGCTGTGTACTATCAAGTGATACCGTCTTAAACATCTTGTTAGACATTGGCTCCTGGTTGAATACAGTGGTAAGAGTTGAGTCATACGTGTAGTACTCAGTATTAGGCCAGTCATAGTAGAATGCATTACGCGTAGCGTTAGTATTGTGCTTGTATAAGCAACCATCCTTCCACGTATAGAATGATCCGTTAAGACCAATCATCCATTCTGGCTTAAATGACCAGAACGAGGTCCATCCCTGTGATCTTTCTGAAAATGTAACTGTCTCTATAGCCATTGTGCAAAGATACTAAATTAACATGTGTGGGTATCGCACACCTTACCAGTCTCGCATACCTTTATTGAATCCAATGATCCATCGACATTGTACCACCTGCTACCACCCATCAATACATCTATACCTTTATAGTCCACATATATGGTATCACCAAGTGTAGGTACGTCACCAATACCATTATGATACATCATTGAGTATGTAGGACTTATCAAACATGCTGTAGCTCCAGATGCACTTACATTTTCAACATCCATTGCGAACGGCGTTAACTGAATACCAGTAGCTACAGTTATTGTAACAGTTGTAGGTGAGCTACTTCCGAAACAGTTTGTTGCTATAAGGTCTACATCGAAAGAACATGCCTCTATTGGAGTTCCGCTAAGTCTTCCTGTCGTACTATTCAACGAAAGTCCGTTTGGAAGGTAGAAAGAGTCGTCTACACTGATAGATGTAGCTGTACCACTACCAAACGAAAGTGTTGCAGCAGTAGCGCTAACCCTTACGGTAGACCCAGCATTTACAGACACGTTCTTTATAGTGGTATCACAAAACGTGACAGAGAATATACTTCCCTTCGTTCCACCAGTAAGCTCGAATGTTTCGCATGCCCCATCGATCGCCCATGATGTTGGGCTGTTTGTGGCACTAAGTATGATGTCTACTTCTCTACCTATAACGAAATCAAGGTCAACCTGGTTTACAGTAGGAACAGCAATGCTTGCACAGTCGCACTCACCATAGGATATAACAACTCCATCAGTTCTGATTCCTATGTACTTACCGCCAGATACTGGAGGTGCGCCCAACGACGTTGGATTCATAATATGGTATGCATTCCCTCCGTCATACAGTGTGTCTCCGTCAGCATCATCATATATTCTATCTCCATACGATGGAAGCGTTAGAGGTCCATCATGCCACTTCTGATCGTTAGGTGTCTGAGAACATACATTCGCAAGAGTTCCGTTTGTTATATCGATATAGAAGGTACTCAACGAAGGCATAACCCTAGATACAGTCCATGATGACGAGTTCAACGGTGCATACACTGTAAGCACAGCGTCTGCCATATCTAAGTGCTTCTTGAATCTAATAGTGGCAGACCCGTTGTTAACTAAACCATTAAGTGGAGTCTGTAGTTTTATGTCATCTGGATCAATACCCTTTGCTATCAAGGCGTTATAGTTTGCTACGCTGTTAAGTCCTATATATCCAGTATCGGAAACAATGGCACCGTTGTACTCAAGCATAAATCTACACGGGTTTCCTCCAACAGTGTGCGATATTCCAGCCTTGCCCTTGTTACTTCCGAAGTCAACATTGATGTACTTTGTTGCAGCCTTTCCACTGTAAGATCCACTTCCAGTTGATAGGTTATCCCTTATGTCCCATATAAGGTATAGGTATTCATAGTTGCTAGGATTACTAAATACGAATGTACCTACATACCTTCCTCCAGATAGGGACATACTAACTGGAGTTGCTAGAGATATAATAGTGTCCTTGTCAGCCTCTGTATACACAGTGTCTGTAACAAGATAGTACGCCTTGTTATTTAATGACGTTTCAAAATCTTTAACGTTAGGGTCTAATCCAACTAAGCCAGAAGCGATGGTGACTGTTGCTCCGTCATACGGCATATAGTCAACACCTCCGACTCCAGTCTTTGTGTCGAACAGTGCCAGCCCAGTAGGGGAAAGCTCGATGTTATTCAAGTCAAAGTTTGAACTTCCAGTAAAGCTATATCTCTGCTCTGCCTTCATTAGAATTTATCGTTATTTATTACCATTAATGTTATCTTACCTTTCTTGCTTCTTCCTTGAATAAGTGTAAACTCCTTTGCAAGACCATCGCAGTATGTAACAACAAACTTCACATTTCTTATAGCTCCAGTCCCGTTGGCTGCTACACTGCAGTATATATCCTGGTTTCCTATACCATACCCAGAGTTAGTACCAAGTGCTGTTATCCATGATGTACCGAAACCAGTATTCAATAGTGTAACGGTCCATGATGTGCTTGTGTTTATCGTGAATAGGTATAGGTTGTTCGCTATAGGGCTACCTATCTTCAGCTGATTCTTATTGATAGTTAGCTCGCATTCTTGAACGCTATTGTTGTTGTACGCAAGTGTATACATGTTCTTGTCTGGATCGTATGCCCCAAGCTTTTGCTCATAAGGCTGATCCCTCATAAGATCCCTAAAGTGATCTCTCATTCCTGCATCTGAAATTGGAATTGGCTCAGCATCTCCAGACATCTGCAATACAGCTCCTCTTCTCTGATCAGTAAACCACTTTATTCCTCCCCATACAGCGAACGACTCTGGATTACCACTAATACCCCACTCTCCTGGGTATGGTATCTGAGAGCCCAACACCTCTGGTATAGACACAACGGACCCACCGCCTACAGAGTCAGATAGAAGGTTCTTTCCATAAAGAACTCTAGACACCTTGTTCTCTTGTAATACCAAAAGGTTTGTGTCCTCTGCGTGTAGTTTCTGTATTGATCCAAACTCCTTGTCTAGATACTTAAAGTTAGCTATTGATAAATTGAACTCATTCAACTTGTCAACACCAGTATTCTCTCCATATATCCCAGAGTAGCATATCGCAGACTCAGATCTTCTTTGGCTGTAGTCTTCAACGTATGAATTAACTCTTGGGCTGTACTCTAGTGTTGTTGAATTCCAGTCGTCACGAATTCTATCTGACTCTAAGCCATTACCAAACGTCCATGCATTGAAGTCTGAGTTCTCATTTCCAGGATAGTTAAGCTTAATAACCGCATTCGTATAGAAGCTACCATTAACAGTCTGATTCACATTATTCGGAGAGTCTGTCGTTATAGCCATGTGTACACCCCCAGTAATGTCGTATGTCTGAGTTGTCTCGTGGTATACTTCAAGGTTGTTATCGTCTGGAACTGTTTCAACTACGTTAGGTTCTTCCTGTTGTAGTATTTCGAAGTTAAACGTAAACTTACTAGTCGGACCTGTCTGTTGGTTATACAGGCCAGCAGCTGCTGATCCCGTATTACCAGGACCTTGACCAGGATTAGGTGGTACAGAAGAACACACAAGCATTCTAACTGGATAATTTCTTGCCTCTGGAGTAATACCTACGTCTATTTGATTTGTTGGGAACGACGTATTAACTCCATTTACTAACGACCAATTTTCACCTCTTCTGAAAATTACTTGGGTACCTTTTATATTATTACCCTGCAAGTCTAGATATATAAACTGATCTCTAGCTCCAGATTCATACCACCACTCCTCTATATTATCAAACCTTCTAGGGGATACAAATTCTTGAACTGGACCATTTGAAGATGTTCCATATGATGGGTTCGCTATATCTTCAAATACTTGCAATCTTATTCTAGCATTAGCCTCTATTGCCCTATCAGTTTCTGGGGATGTTGGAGACCAGCCCTCACCTGGGACTATTGCTACTCCTTGCGTTTTAAATATGGATGGTATATCCTCATACTTACAATTAAATACCCACTTATCACCAGGGGTATATGCTGATTGAGAAAATGTAGCACTAAAGAAAGATGTCTGAATTGATGCTCCTTGTACTATCGGCAATCCTATAGCTCCAGGCACGGGATACTGAGGTATGGAAGAGCCTATTATTACCTTTAATACACTATATGTAGTAGGTGTATCTATCTGAATAGTTATCCTTTCATCCTTGTATAAGTTGGTAGGTGTTGGATCTGGTATGAATGTGTTATTAGTTAGAACAATACCGTTTGGGTCGCCATTTCCATAGTGTATAGGTGTCTCGGTATATGAGTTTGAAGGATCATTTGAATCTATAGGATCTACAGGATATATACCATTTACGAAACTTGGGTCATAAGTAGAACTACCAATACCAACAGTCCAGTTCCAATACTGCCCATATACATTAACCTCATTAAGGTCATCAACTTTTATCTTGAAATATAGTCCAGCATATCCATTACCGTTAAGCCATCCGTCAACATTTTTCTGAGCGATCTCAAGAACCTTGTATCTCTTATTTGAGTAAGTTGGTCCACTAGCTAGTGACTTTACTATAACATACCCACCTTCTTTTACTTTATCCCTGTCGGATGGATTTATTTGCAACCACCTATAGTAAGTGTCGCTATATATCCTTATCGGAAAAATATTGTAGTACTCTTTCTTACTAGACTTTACCAACAGCCTATACTTTGTAGCCCAGCATGGAGGAGGGTTACTGATGTTCACAACAAGGCTATTAGCTCTATCCGACTTGGTTGCTGGTATGTATGTTGTATTATTCTCAGAAGTAAATACAGTTGTAGAACGACCGTACTCATCCAAGTACTCTATACCTACCTCATAGTCTCTGTCAGACCTCCATGTTCGTCTAGGTGTTCCATTAAGTATATCTGTTGTTGATTCATAGTTTACATCTAGGTCAACATTTATCTCCTCTCCATTACAATCGTTCATGTCGTAAAACTGAACGTAGTTCCCATACATTAATCTATTCCCAACAAACTCCTGAGATTTTGCCTTCAAAGGAACATTGTCAAACAACCTTCCAAGCTGTGCCGAGTCTAGTACTCCGTATGTCTTATTATTATTAAACGTGAATGGGTAAGTTATATTATTACTTAAACCGAGCTTCTCCTTGTTAAACGATTCAACAACATATATGTTGTTACTTCTAGCGTCTCGCATTAAAAGCTGAACCTCTTTAACAAACTGATCTCCAGTATTAAACGAAACTACACATGAGTTGAAGTCATTGGTCATCGCCTTGTTTGACCCTGACACTGGGTCTAGCTCAAAGTCTCCAGCGTGGAAAGCAACAGCAGAAAACGGACTCATTGCTGAGTACTGATCGTCAATGTTCTTGTATCGAACAGAAAAGTATAGAAACTTCTCCTCTATGTTATTGGACTGAATCCCTGCATCGTTCGTTACTAGTATCCTTGGTGAATCCAAAGGTGGCTTTACGATAACATCAATATCGTCAGCAATACGAGCGTCATCAATGGCATAACCCTTGGCGCGAGCTATGTTTACCCTTCTTGGTGGATTATAGTTATCAGTCCAGTAAAGGTATCCGTCTATGTAGTTGACGCCAGTAATGAGGTAGCGCCTTGCAAATCTAAGCGTGCTCTCCGTTGTTGGAGTTGCTTTGGTACATACTAGTACACGAGTAACGATGTCGTTGACTTCATCATACTCGAATATTCCATCAAACGTATCAGCCGCAACAAACCAGTAAAGGAGGTTGTCAGCTTCATACTTAACCGCCCCTATAGTAGTTGCGTTATCAGTAGATGGATCGTAAGAACTCATACCACGAGCAGTGGTGTAGTCACCAACAAGGGTGTTGCCTAAAGAGTTTCTAGCGGAACCAACGTTTGAACCGCTATCCGTATCGACATCAATATTCAGTGCATCTCGGTAAACACCATCTGGTATTAGTCTTTCGTCGAGATCTTTTTCCATTCGACCACCGACAAAGCTATTCTTTACTTCAGCCATACTTACTTAATCCATTTACCCTGCCCCTTCAGCGTCATAAGTAGACGAGATGGGTGGATTCCTTTTATCATTATACTAGCGTTGTTATACGCTGCATTCTTCTCCTTCATTGCGGCATTCTTCTCGTACTGAGCAACACCACGCTTTGCGTTCATTATAGACCACTTAATGAACCTATAGATAAACTCTTCCGCGAACTTATGCACAACAATCTGAGTATTATCACCTCCATTCATTCCATCGGACACATACTCTAATACCACTCTGTGACCTGCGATGTCTGAAGAGAAATCTATCACCCCAGGATTGACTCTGAATGTTGGCCCAGCTATTAGGTCAGATGGATTAGACCCAAGGTAACGGCTAAATATCCAGTTACCATCAATGCACCAACCCTCGCATCCATTGTATATCCCTGGACCTGTATATGTGGACTGAGACAAACGAGACAGATCCAAGTCACTGTCCCCTATCAATATCTCACCATTCTGGTCGAATAGTATTTCAAGGTTGTTGTCCTGTAGATATCCTAACGCAGTATTCGCCTGTTTGTTCTCTTGTAGTGGATACAATCTACCACCTTCGCTAATAGATATACGAACCCAGTTCACATAGTCGTTTGGAAGGATGAACTTTAGGTTGTCACCAACCTCAAGCTCAATGGCCTTTATAGGATTACAGCTGAAGTTCAACTTCTTTATCCCTTGCTTTGCATGCCACAACACCTCATGACGAGCAGCCTTCTCGATCTGCTTGTCTTGACCAACGTAGTACAGTATGAAGTTGTTTACAATATCTGCAAGTGTAACATACTGATAGTCACCATGATTCTCATCTGTTGGCGTCACACCACCGTTGGTGTAGTACTGATATGCTGAAATGTATGCCATTATAACTTCTCTTGTTTATCTTGTGTCTCGATGGAGTTCGCTGCTTGTGCTATCTCGTTCTCTCCTATTGAATAACCAGCTAACTGCAGTATCTTGTACACCAACTTTGTTTCATACGACAACGGAAGCTCGAAGTCCTGGTAGTCGTTTGCTCCTTGGTTAAACATTGGCTCTCCAGCAGATAGTATTTCCCATGTCCATTTAGGGGTAGATGGGACTCTGATATAGTTGATTGTAATTCCAGACGTAATCGTGTCTGGATATACCTTCAGACCGCTGTCAGTCTTAACATATACTGGGTACAGTGTAGATGGTGCTGTGTCTAACGACCTGTTAAGTGCAAGGATCTGATGATTGTGAACCCTTTCAACCTCAGTCGTTCCATTGTAAACAACACCATTCATATCGATCATATGAAGGTTTGTTGGTAGCGAAAAGTATGACGCACCATATACAGACGAGAATGAGTCTCTAAACTTATCTATATTGTCTATAAGTGCATTTACTCTATCGGAGTAACTATCTCCACCTAGTCTGTTATTCTGCTTCGTAATCTCATTGCCTAACGTATAGAAATCTTCCTCAAAGATCTCCATCTGAGCCTGTGCTGCAAATAAGTTGAACTCCTCTGGAGTAACATATCCGCGATTATCCTTGCTAAGGATTGCCATCACGGTTTTTCTCACGTTATCAATCATAGTGCAAAGATAATAAAAAAGGGCAGACGCATCTTGCGACTACCCTTCGTTTAGGACCTTTGTGCTAATTATGCAACATCAATGTCACTAACAGCCTGTGGAACAGTTACAGTGTAAGTAACTTCATACCAAGGTGTAGTGTATGCAGCAACGATTGCATTCTGAATAGCTGTACGCATGCTGAAAGCTACCTGAGCAGCATGAGTCAACGTTACAACTTTCCCTTCAGAATAAGTTATAAGCGTAGTTGTAG